CTTTACTTTCACAAAACAAAATTAACTCTACTATTTTTGGTAGTACTAAATCAGTGGTGAACCAAATTGTTTCTTCTGGTTCTAAGCTGAAGAGTGTTAATGTTAAGATTGAAAAATCTATAAACAATAAACCTTCATCTTCCGATGATAAAGCTTAATAGTACACTTTTCTATTCTACATCGAGTAAACCGGGTTTGAGAACTACATGTTATTTACTTCACGTAGTCATCAGAACCGTCTTCGATACCGTTGGACTAGTTTATCATTTCTAACATTTCTGTCATTAATAATAGATTACAATCCAAATGCACGAACCCTAAATCCAAATTTAAACGGGTATCTCAAAAGAAATTAAAAAATTCTGTTGAGAGACCTAATAACCGAAAGGTCATTGATCTTAAATTGGTAATTCATTTTCTCAAATGAATTGGGATGGTTAATAATATTAGCAGCGAAGAGATTAGCTCACTAATGCCTTTCATATATACTTTACGTCATTATGAAAAACATAAAGGTAAGAAATTTCTGATTTTAGTAATAAAAGAAGTCCGAATAGCTTTAGAAAATTATTTTGTAGATTCTTCTGAAAAGAAGACATACAAGTTAATTCGCTTAAATTATTCCGGAATTCCTCGATTATTAAAATCTGCTATCCATAGTGTTAAGACAAATAAGACAGGCTTTAGAAGCTTTGTATTATCTTTCTTGACTATAGGTAGAACTGCTATTTTCAAAAAATCACCCGATTATAGTACTATTTATAGTCCTATGAAAGGTGAAATTGGTATCCCAACACATATTTATTTTGATTTTGTTTCTTTTTTAAAAAACAAACTAAAAATAGATAAGTTTGTTGCACCAAATTTTGAAAACTATCATTTTTCAGTCAAATCTTCCCCCCTTGGAGACAATTCTATGGAATCGCTATTAGTGGAACTTGCTTCTATTCCTAGTGATCTCAGAGAATGTATCTTCAAAGTTGGAGGAAAAGACTTAGAGTTTAGAATGAACTTCTTGTCTCAGAATTTCCGGACCATAGCAGAAGTTTTACCTGGTTTCCAAAAATGTGTTGATAAATTAATTAGAAGATTTAAATCTTTTAAAAACTTTATTAACCCATCCGATATATTTGATATAAAGGACCCTTTTTATGGTTTTTTATCTCAGTTTATCAGGAAATTAGTATCTTTTGCTGAATATGAAGGAAAGACCAGAATTATCGGTCTTTGTGATTATTGGTCACAAGCTGCTCTAGAGCCACTTGCTACCACTTTTTTCAAAATCCTTCACACCCTTCCTACTGATCAAACTTTCAATCAGTCGGACGGTTGTAAAGAACTTTCCTTTCATGGTTCAAGAACATACTATTCCTATGATTTAACAGCTTTCACTGATAGATTTCCGTTTGAAATTATTTCAAACTTACTCTCTACAATGTTTGGC